AATAGATCAGTTAATATTGAATATACTTCTTGTTCTAATTCGTCTGGTTTAATATTATATTTTTTGGCTAAAGCGTGTACTAAAGTATCTTTTGGATATTTATACTTTGTAAAAAATGCAAATAATATTTTTCTTATTCCTTGATTCATTTTATCTTTAGTTTCCTTGTTTATTTTATATTTCTTTTAATTGAGATTTTTTTAGTTTCATTTTATGCTATCTCTGCCATTGCAATTCTATAGCGGGCTCCCCACCGGATTTTGGGTCGATCGTAATATGGGATCCTTCAACAGTAACTTCCATACCAGCTCGTTTCAAAACTTTAATTATAATATTCAAAGTATCTTTAGTGGTGCGACTCTCTTTCAATAACTCTTCTTTAATCATTTCTCTTAACATTGATTTTTTCATTTTAACTCCTAATATTTTTTAATTTATTTTTTATTCCATTAAGCATTCCTTCAAGCTTAATTAATGATCTTTTTGTTCTTATCCAATAGTCATCCGTTGTAGTATTACTTTCTTGTTTTATTCTTAAAGCATGATCTAATATACGATCAATATTTTTTAATTCATTAACAACATTTCGTATACGGTGCCCAATTAATTGATGCGGTTTCAATTGTTCTTCAGTAGAGTCTACTACTGTGTATTCGTATAATTTTTTTCTGTAATCGTATGATGATTTAGTTTTTATTGGTTTCATTGAGTTCCTTTACTACCTCTTCTAGTATGTCATTAATGATTTTCATACCTGCACCCAATTCCTTTTCTTTAAGAGGTGTTTTTCTGGTTTCTCTGTCTTTACCAGTACCTTGTAATCCTGAATAATCAATATCAAATGATTTTGGATCTGCATTTGGATCTAAGAAATTTTTAGAATTATATCCCGGCACAGATGCTGTAGTAGACATTTCATTAATCTTTCTTCTGATTATTTCTTTTAATTGTGATTTTTTTAGTTTCATATTTTATTTTATGTTATGAGAGAATTAGTTTTTGCATGTTTCATTCTTTCTGATAGTTTATTTATTTAGTACCATAATTTTTCTAATTGCATCAAATGTATTTTTATCTATTGTAATAATATTTGATTTTGCTGCAGTTCCAAAAAATTTAACTCCTATTTTATATTTTCAATCATGTGTTTTTTCAACAGTATCCATTTGAGATGTTGAATAGTGATCCTCTTGCACTATCTTTTTTAACTCACTTAATCTATTTATCTCTTCTTTAATCATCTGTCTTAATTCACTCTTTTTCATTTTGTATATTCCTTATTATAATTGTTTTAAATTATCTGCCAATTCAGTATATAGCAATGAATTATTGATAATATTATTTCTGATTATTTTACCACTGTTAATAGTAGAATTTGTTTTATCAATATTCTTTATTACATAATTAACTTTTACTTTTAATGCATCATCATCTATTTTGCTTATATTTTCAGTCAATATTTTTTTGGCATTATTAAAAGTATTTATTAATTTTTCCTTTAAAATATCAGAACTGGTATTATTCTTTATATAAATTCTTAGTATATCTTTTTGTTCATCTTTTAATGAATCATACTTATCATTGAATTTTTCAACCATAAGTTTGTATGCCAGTTTATCTCTAATATACTTATCATCACTTTTCAATTTGAATTGTTCTTCAGCCTTTGGTGAAAAATTAGCAACAAAATTCACAACATTTTCTGTAATAATAGATATTTCGCCTGGAGCGGGAATAACATTTTTTTCTTCATTAATCATTAACAATTTGTATATTGAGGCTAATACTTTAAAATTAGGTATGTTAGTTTTAAAGAAAGTATTAGTATCAAAATTCTCAGATATCTTTTTTATCAATTTATATTTTTCTGCTCTAAGTTTGTTTAAATCAATATTTTTTGTATAACCAATTGATTCGTGTATTACTTCCCGTATATGTTGTTTATCTTTACTTCTTAGGTTAGTTATAGCATTATATATTTCATATTCTTTATTCAATTCACTACCTACTGAAAAGAATTCAGTCAATATATTTCTTGATATAATGTCTTTTGCTGGTTTTTTACTGAGAACATCCATAACCATTTGTCTAGTTAATAATTCAAATAATATTCCAGTATTTTTTATTTTATTATGTTGTAACTTTTTTGCCTTAATACTATTAATCATTTTTCTTTCTCCTATTATAAATATAAAAAAGTTTTATAAAATATAAAATTCAATAATTAATCATAAAAAACATAATTTAATACCATGCTTTTATGGCTTGAATTTTGCTGAAAAACTATAAATGAATATTTAATTTCATCTAAAGAAACTCGATATTTCAATTTCAAGTTTTTTATTTCAAAAAAGAATTTTTTCCAATCTGTAAAATTGGCAGCCATTTCCTTCCATTGGTGTTTTACCAATAGATTTGGATAAAATCCTGTCTTGTTTTTCTTTATTCTATATTCATATCCTCTACGAGCAATTTCAATTGAAGCATTAATTGCATCTGTATAATTGTACATTAAATTTCCAATGAAACTACTGTAAGCGGGATTAACTGAATATAATTGAATCCTTAAAATGTTTAATCTTTTAGTTAAGTTATTAATGAACAGTTTTCTTTTTCAAAGATTCTTATTTTTTCTGTTTGATATTTTTATATTTGATGAACTTTTAAAATGCAAATCTTCTATGAAAACTGACATACAACTAAAATGTTTAGCAATTAAAGATATTGATTTTGAAATTTCAAGCGTTTCAAATTTTAACTTATTTTGAAAGTATTTCATTCTGTCTGATTTAGAACTTAATTTTTCGGATAAAATTTTATTAAATATTAGGGTTAAACTAAATTCTTGTGTATGAAGAATTTTATCATTTTCTAAAACAGAAACACCAATAGTATCAGGATTCAAGTCTATACCTAAATACCTATTTTCATTTAACTTAATCAATTTATCGTTAAATTCTTCAAATGAAATATAAATATTGTTTAAATCAAATCTAACTGAATATGTATATCCGTTTTGGTTTGATTTAACTTCATTAAGTTGTTGAAGCTTAAACATTTCTTTCTTTATATTGTTTCTTAAATTTGGTAATTTAAATTTTATATGCTGATTTCTATTTAATTTAAAAATAATTTGATTGTTTTCAATTATATCTAGTATAAAAGAACGATTCCCTTGTTTCAATTTTTCACCTTGAATATTTATTGGGCTAAGTCTTTTAAGTTGATATTCTTCTTTAGTAATTTCGTTCTTTAACAGTTTAATTAGATTATGCTTACCCCCGAAAATAACATTTTTATTTTTAAATCTTGTTTGTATTGCTTTACCATCCTTTATGCCACATTGAATTAACCAAGAATTAAGCAAATCAATTGAATTTAATGATTTAGATAATTCTCTAATATCTTTTTCTGTTTTACCATCTAAAAAACGATTATAGCTATACCTTACAACATTGGAATATTGTTTAAGTATAGAAGATAAACCTTCAGATGTTGTATATGGTAATTTAATTGTCTTCATTATATATAAATATAAAAACTGAATATTATTTTTTATTATGGATTTTTATCAAAAATTATTGATTATTTATAATAATTTTGAGTTTTCTAGTATTCCATCTATTTTATCTATCAATTTTTCTCCATATCCTTCAGATAATAAATTCATGCCATTACTAGTACGAATATTTTTATCTGTTATATTAAATTTCTTTGCTATATTGGATAAATATGCAGCAGATATGGTCGGAGCATAACCAGTTACTCGTTTATTATCAAATCCAACATTACTATTTCTTTCTTCTTTATTACTATCTTTTTCATCATTTCAATCGAATCCTACTTCTTTATCAGCACTTTTAGTTGAAGTATCTTCTTTAGAACCACTAGATGCTGAATTATTATCTGAAGCGGTATTACTAGTATCAACGACTTTATTTGTAATTGCTGGGTCATTCCCACCATCCTGTATCTGAGCCATTCTAAACATAGTCTTTTTATCATTAATAATTTCATCTTCGATATCTTTTATTTCATCTTCAGAAAATTCCCAAACGGTCTCATATATTCATTTCATACTAAGACTCTCAGACTCTCTGCAAGATTTTGTCATTGATACTTTTTTATCGAGCAAATCTAGTTTTTGCTGTTCTCTTAGAGTAGATGATCTAGTTAATTTTAAATCAAAATTGATTAAATCCTCATTTCTGAATCCTTGACTATATAGATGTATAATTGCTATCTTAGTCAATTCAGCTTCGATAATTTTTTGAACTCTCTCAACTGAACGAGAGAAACGAATGTCCTCGATTGCGAGTGTCGACTTTGCAGAAACGTCGCTTTCGTACTGAAGAAATGATTTTGGGACTTTGAAAGCGGAAAAAAGTTTGCTAAGAAGATACGTAACATCCTCTATGTCTCCAGTATTCTGTCCGCCCGGTAGTGTTTCAACTTTTGTTGGATTATCTTCTCCCCCGCGAACAGGAAAGAAAAAATCTTCCGCAATACTATTCTTAACAAATATACCAGATCTGGTATTACTATTATATGTATCAGTAGCAAAGTTATGATATTTGTCTACAGTCATACAATACGCATCAGAATTTTCTATATTTTCTATAGATTTTACTTTATGATTTAATATCTGATTATTCTGAATTTCTTTCTTAAATTCTCTATAAGTTAATCCCAATCTTTTTCTAATGCTTCTTTGTAATACATGTTTTTGAAATTGTTTTGGCTTCATACGATTCATATTTATTTCAATATAATGACCGTACAATTCTGGATTACTATTCATTAGTGTTGTAAGATTATCTAAATTTGTATCTGGATTAATTGTTATATACTGAATCATTTTATTAAATAAGTAATCATCGAATTTATCTTTCATTGCGAAACATATATGATTTCTAAATTTTTCGTTTGCCCATCTTTCTTTATTGTTAATTGTACTTTTTTCACCTATTAATTTTCTATATTCTGCTGTAAATATTTCATTATATTTTTTCTTAAACGTTTCACTTCTTTTTGTTTTTTTAATTGATGCTGATAGTTTAGATCTTGTATACGCGGATACTGATTTACCATAATTAGGATTATTTTTGCCGGTCATACGTTTAGATATATTTTCGCATTGTTCTGGCGTTCTTATATAAGGAATATAATTTTCTTTCATTCATTTTGAATGTTCTGGTTTTTTTCGCCCCTTTGCATTATTAACGTGATATCTAATATGGTCTGCTGCATTCATACTGCAATTTAAATTCCCCGGGGAATTATCCAAACGAACAAAATTTTGATGGTGAACTATATTTTTTGTATTATTATAATTATCAATATTTAATTCCCTTGATACAATTCTATGAGTAAATTCATATTCATTATTTGATGGATCGTATATTTTTTCATAATTTTTGATGCCCGGCTCTATACTCAGTTTTGTATAAAATGGCATAATTGAATCATTAACTTTTAACTGTTGTGCTTCAATATAATTGCCATCTCTTAACATTACTGGATGGTCTGGTGTCATATCAACATACCCATCATCATCTAAAGTTACTCGTATTAGTTTGGCGTCTGGTCTTGTTAAGCCGCACCAAGTTACTTTTCCTGGTACTATTTTATTATTGTTTTCTCTGTCAATTGAATATACTCAATTTTCTTTTCCACTATTATATTCTTCTGATAATTGTTTTATAGTAATACTTCTTCCATCTAATAAAGGAATCTTTGTATCTCATTTCACAGGCATAACATTATATCGTAAATTAAATTCACCTGTACTTGAATCTATTACTGGAGTTTTCTTTACTTTAGATATAGCCTTTTGCATAAAATTATCTATGTCATTAGCTGCCAAATTTCCAACGTTAATATAAAATATTCTTCGTTCTGGTGCTCTCATTATCCTATAGATTAACATTGCATCTTCCATCAATTGCAATTGTTTTCAAATTCTTCTGCCTGGTTCTAATATTGAACGACCGTACGGAAGTAAGATTGTATCTGATAATAATCTAAAATGTATTACTTCATAATTTTCCAAACTCTCTTGTCTATTTCCCATTAAAATAAATCTGACTGCATTTGGATTTTTTTCATCGACTCCTTCTTCTCTTTCTATTTCATATACAGAAAATGGATATACATTTATTACACCATACTCTGGAGAAATTTCCAAGGCTAAGAACATATCGCCGTATTTACATAAGTTTCTAACTCATGGAAAGAAATTGAATTCTAAATTGATGATATCATAAAATAAATTATGCAATATTTCAGTAATATTTTCATTATCAGAAGTGATGTTTAATAATTCTCCGCTTTCGTCCTCCAAACCTGCTTCTTCCGCATAAACATCCAAAACTGAAGAACATAACGGATCAGCATCCATACAATTATGAACAAATATAGAATCAGTAGCAAAGTTATGATATTCGTTTACTGATATATCATATACATCAATAACTTTATGTGGTTTTACGCTAACAACTTTATATTGATAAACATTCTTATCGAATGACATTACTTCATCATTTACTTTTAATTCTCCTATAGTTTTATATTCCTCGTTTTTCATTAAAATTGGGTGATCCGCAGTTGCAATTATCTCTTTATTTTTAGACAGTTTTACTTTATATGTCATATCTGTTTTTGTTTTTCTAGCGGAATGGGCTGTACCAAATACTATTTTTTGATTTTTTGTATCATATGAGTAAACGATAAATTTTGTATATTTGTCAGGATATATTTTTGACAGTTCTTCTATAGTAAAATTACCAGCCGGAGTACTAATGATAGTGTTACCTGCAATACATTCATAATCAAAGTACCTCATTCTTCGATCGACTGTTTGACCGGGTCTCCAGCCTGATAAGTATGATTTTGTGGTATATTGAGAATGGAATAATCTATTATATCTGTCATATAGTCTTCTTGATAAATTAGCTTGTCTAGAATCTAAATCCTTTACAACCAGTTGTTTTTTACCAATCTGTCTGACTATAGTTCCAGTACTAAATAATTTTTTTAAATTACTAAAAAATAATTTGTTATCAGTTGCCATTATTTCCTCTTATGTTTATTTTTCTATTAATCATCTAATATCTTCATCAAATCACCCCGTATTAATTTTATATGGGTCATTAAATAACTTTGTATTTGTATACAACGCCTCTGAACTGCTATATTGCTGCTGAAACATTCAATCATTTCTTCTTTTATCAAACGAATCATTTATTGATTTTAATTTCAAAACAGTATCTCTAGTTCATAATGCAATACACATTGCCATAATTAAGTCATCATGATATGAACCCATTGCTTGAGCTTTACCGCCCTCATATACAAATGTTCATAATTCATTAACAAATCGTTTTGAGTGAATAATTAAGGAATCATCACCCAAATAATCTTCTAACTTTTGTATCATTAGAGGTCTAGTTTTTCTAGTAGTTGCAAAGCCGGGGGTAGTAGTTCTATTATCCATCATATATGGATTTTTGATTGGATCAATATATTCTAATCCACCCTTTAAAGTTCATAATAAGTTTTTATACTCTTTATCTATAGCTGGCTGAATTGTGGCTATGCCCAGTGAATTATTTTCAATTACTAATAATGCTTCATTATATCTAGATGCAATACTAACCAACATATCTCCGAAATCAGCTGGGGATATATGGCCTTGGTATTCTGCTACTTGCTCACACGTCTCTAAATCTAGTACATGAAATGCACTATAATCTTCTCCACCCGCAGTAGCCGAATCAGCGGATACAATATATGTATGTTTTTCTTGTGGTCATTTTCATACTCACATATTTTTTTCACTACCTATTACCTCTAACGGGTCTCTAGTTTTGTCAGAAATCTCTTTTATTTTAGTACCAGGTATAATAGTTTTACCAGAGGATTCAAATGAACAGTCGTGCTCTTGAGCAAATTTTCTAATATCATATTTTAATGCTCTTAATCTTTCGTCTTTTCATTTAAGATCTCTATCTGGATGCATATATCAAGGAATTTTTAAAAATAAAAATCCGGTTTTTCCTTCTTCTGCATCTGTGTACATTTTGTGAAATCAATTTCCCACGCCACAAGGTGTGCTCAAAATTATTGTTTTGCCACCTGTAGTAGATAATGTTTCTGATGCACCGGCTCATATATCATCCATATTTCTAATGAATGCTGCTTCATCGCACACTAATAGTGATAAGCCTTCTGATCTACCAACATCTTCTGATCTTCCTTCTGATTTTGCAAAGCTGCCATTTGACAATTCAACTGATTGAGCATTATCTGTAATTGGATTGGCATTTAAAGCAGTTTTCATTCACGGTGGAAATCCGCCTATAAATGTTTTAACCTTACGAATTATATTAATGGCAGTTCCCATTTTAGTTGCTATAGTTAAGGCTTGATAGTGTTCTTTGAATATCAATTCACAAGCAATAAATCCAGCAACTAGTGTTGATAGTCCTAACTGTCTACCTTTTAATATGATAATATTTTTATTTGCCTGGAATAGATCTAACGTTTTTTGCTGAAAATCTCATAGTTCAAATGGTACCTTGCTTTTACCTGGTATTACTATTTTACCGTATTTCTTTAAACAATACGTGTAATCAGATGAGCACTTTATTATTTCTTGTTTTATGAGTTCTTTATCAGTCATTTAGTTATTTTTTTCAAATTGTTTATTAAATTCTTTCTCAGCACTGTCATCTAATTCACAGATATAACAATGCCCTCTTAATACAACTGCGGCTTCATCTTCTTTTCGTTTTATTATTCTTTTACATTTTGGACAAAATAGAGGAATTACTGGTTTTAATAATTCATCATCATTTTTTAATTTTATTCTACCAGATTCGTTTTCATCTGTTCTTATTCATCAATCCCGGCCATCGAATCATTTTCTTCCGATCGGGTATTCTGATATTCAATATTTATCAGTAGTTTCTGAACCAAATGAATATATCTTTTTTTCTTTTGATAAATTGTTAATTAACCTGCCAACTGTATTTTGTGACATGCTGCCTACCTTCTATACTTCTATACGTTTTGTTTCAGGTGATACTTTAAAGTCTTTTTTTCTCATTACTGTAATTATAACTAAATCAATTTTATCGCCGTCTCGTTTTAATTGTCCAACTAAATTTAGATTGGTTCTATTGTTCTTTATACAAATAGTATCACCAATATCTATGTAATTGAATAATAACATTTTTCCTATACTTTCAATGGCTTTCTTTGCAGTAACAACAATTTCTTCATCTGATATATATTCATCTTCTCCAAAGCCGTGTCTACTTTGCCGTTCTTTAGCATGAGTAGTTCTATCTATTTCTAGTACAATTCTAATAGATTGTACTATATTTGCAATAGTATCCTCAGTTATTATTCTTTTTAGTGTTATCATTGTTTATTTGATTCTATAGCTTCCGCCAATTAGTAATCCGTTATTACTATAACCAATTATTGCACCATACTTAGAATACATAATATCACTGACTATACCAACATTATTTTTTCCAACATATGCTCCAACAATTATTTCTATTTTTTCTCAAAAAGTTTTATTATATGGAACAATCTTTGGTTCAATTGAATTTAATTTTAAATTTTTATTTTTAGAGTCAACATATACTTTTCATGTACCATATTTGTTTTCTGTAAAATTTATTTCTAAATCTGTTGTAGCACTCAATGTATCAAATGATATTCTATACGGGTTATCTATTTCAAAATATCCACTCAATTTAAAAGCGTTGGCGTTATATTTGAATAATCTAGTTCTAACACTATCGTTATTTACTATTACTATACTACCAGCTGATGTGTTTAAATTGTTGATGCTATCTAATAATAGTGCATTGATTTCAACTTGGGCTTTAATTTTATCTTTTTCTTCTTTGAGTAATTTATTTAATTTTTTATTTTCAGACTCTATTTCTCTGACAGTTTGAGCCAGCTTAATATTGATAGTGGAATCAATTACTGTAATAGTATCTGTTAAAGCGGCTTGGTTTCTTCAATATTCAATATCATTGTTTAATGCATTTATTTTAGCATTGACAATTACTAAAAGGGCCATGACTCCGATAATAACTAGTACTATTGGATTTTTGATAAGTCATTTAAGTATTTTTGAGAACATATTTTTTGCTATTTATTTAATTCATCATTTGATTTAACAAAGAATCTATCTAATAAATATTTACTTTCATAATTTCTAATATCCATATGAATCCAAGTTGGGGCAATATTTTCGGGTTCTAATGATTTTTGATTACTATTAGATCAACCAATTTGGAAATTTCCAAATTCTATCATTTTAGTTCTGAAAGTATTGCATCTATCCGTATCTATTTGATTATCTTTTTCTGTTTTCTTTACCATTGGTAAGTCTATATCTATTGCTTTACCACAATGATTTGTACTGCTTCTTTTATTTTGAATATTATTTGCACTACATCTATATCCACAATTAATTACTGGTAATGGAAACCCATATTTTTTAGCATAAAACATACATGCCTTATAAGCATATAAAATAGCCTTATGTATTCCAGGATATTCATACATATAATATGCCTCTATTTTTGGCTTAGATGGAATATACACGTTTTTATATTTTCCAAGACCAAACCCATTACATTTTCCACACGGGCATTTTAATTTATTAAAATCAATATTAAATTCTTCTGTAAATGTAATAATATTCCTTAAAGTTTTTAAATCAACTACACCACTAGGAACACCATCCCCAATATAATCTTTTTGAAATTGCATAACTTGTTTTTTTGTATTTGGGCCAAAATTTCCACTTCATATTGTACCACCAAACCCGGCCAGTCGTATTTGCAACTCTTCTATTTCTACACCGGCATCGCCTTGTTTTAATATTTTTCCAGAAAACAACATTTATTTCTCTCCAAAAAGTTTATTTTTTCAAATCTTGTTATATTCAGAATTTGCTCATTTTTCTGCTTCTATTTCATATGAAACACTTTTTTGATCTTTACCGTTACTCAATTCTATTTCACAATTGTGAATAAATTTAGACTTGCCTATTGATTTCTTTTGTAAAAGGTGCTTTATTTCATGCAATATAGTAATAGTAATTTCTTCTTTATTATAATTCGGGTTAACATAAACTATATTATTATCAAAATCAAAGTTTCCTAACAAAGTTTTATCATTAGTAAATTTTAATTCTAGTTGATTTGCATTGTAATATTTAAATAATTCATTGGCGATATTTACTATCATTTGTTTTGTCAAAGATTCTGTTAATATGTTGCTTAGTTTAATCATATCTATATATAAATATAAAAAATGATAAAAAATAAAGAAAAACTTATTTTAGTTGATCCATCTTATACAAGTCAGACTTGTTCTAATCGAATTTGTAATTATAAAATTTTTGAAAAACTAATTAGATTGTTTAAACATGAAAAAAGAAGTGATATATCACTTCTTTTTATAATTATGTGGGATTTAGTTATTTATTTGTAGAATTTCTAATAAATTTAAGCATTGCATTTCCATCCCCATAGCAATTACATCTGTATAACATGCTATTTAGGTGGTTACTTCTATTCAATTTATAAACAGGGCATTCCCCGTCACATGTATTATGAACTCTACCACAGATTTCATTTGGTTATTAATTCGTCTTTCGCGATTGCATCTAAAACCGGATTTTCAAACATAAAGTATTTTTTGGTTTTGCTAAACTTAGCACACTCGCATTTGAAACGCCTAATCCGCGTCGGATAAGTTACCCTAATAACTTTGCCGCTAGAGCCGAGGGCTTATTCAGCGCGCCGAAATCTCTATTCACTCCATCAAGAACTGCTAATACATACGTCCGATGAATTTCTATTCCTATATTTCTTGCTCTGCTGATTTTCATCAGGCCAAACCAAGATAGAAATTTGTTGCAAATACGACATAACCCTTGCGTTGATTTAACGCCTTGAGCGGTTGTCTGGTTGGGGGTTTTTTTTTGATTCTTGGAGCGTAAAGCCAATCCCATCGGCTAGCTGAAAACCTGTTCTTAGGTTTTCAGCGGAATTTTGGATTACTTTTCTGATTCTTTCATCACCAAAATATACCGGGTGTGTTTCTAGAATTTCCTGAATCATTTTATCAATAATATAGCACCTGTCTGACATTTGGAAATAGTCAGAATCATTTAAATGGCTAACTCCGGCGTCCACCCTCATTTTGCACATCCTTTCGTCCGGTATAACCCAGCACCGGAGTCAACGGCTTCCGCCGTTGACTTGTTATTGGTTTTTCTATTTTGCGCCCGCATTTTTTTACTCTCCTTTCTTTAATTTTAAATAACTCTATAATTTAATATTAAATTCTATAGAAAGCAAGAGAAAAAATAAAAAATATCAAAAAAATGGGGACTATTTCTAGTCCCCAAACGTGAGCCCTTCGGTTTCAGGCTTTTCTATTGCCGAGCTCAAGCAACACCATATTACAATACCTTGTCTAGAATAGCATTGTAATTGATAGGTAGCCTTTAAGCTTTATCATTTTTTAATCTTTATTTTAAATAACTCTATAATTTAATATTAAAATGAATAGAAAACAAGAGAAATCTATATAGTAATTAAAAATAATTTTACATGAAAATTGATAAAAATGTATCTTTACTGATATTATTTACTGATAAATCTATATCAGCATCTTTTGCATCATTAACTATGTTAATTTTAGCAATTGCTAATACATCATCTAGATATGTATTAGATTTATAATATGCCGATAAAAACTCATTTGCTTTTTTACTATACTTATTATTTCTAACGGTTTTATTATTTCCAAGTGAATAATTTGTTATATAAAATCTAGATTCATTTTTATTGATTGATATAAATCCAATTATAGTTTGTTTTTGCCCAGAACTTATTTGACACGGAAGTTGACATATAATATTGTTAGGATTAATCATATACTGTCTGTCAAAGGCTTTGTTGACTTTTTCTTTACCAATAAATAATGTATATGGAACTTTATTATCTAGACTGGCATTGGTATTAAAATAATTTAAATATACAAGAAACTCTTCATTATTTATATTATTCATATAAAACATTTCACTGGCTCCGTTAGGTCTTGGAGCAGAAGTATTATCGCCGGAAAATAAAATTGTTCTGTCATTTGTTCTATATCCACCATCCCAACCCAATTTCTCGCCTGCAATAGTTAACATTGATAAATCTAAATCAATTCTTTTATTATAATCTGATTGCAATCGATTACGTAATCGATCGTCACTATTAGAAGAAGATAAGTCAAACCAATGTACCCCAAATAGCAAATCATCTTTTTCAATTTTAATATAAGTTCCGTTTGGAAAATTTCCTACAAATTGCTTTTCAGAATTGGGAATCGCATAAAAAATGTTATCAGGAATGTATACTTTTTTTCCACTAAGGTTTTTTTCAACTGTTTTTGCGATTGAAGATAGAATGATGTTTTTAATTTTATTATATTCTAATTGAACACTTTTATTTTCTAGATAATTAGATTCAAAATCTGTAACAAAAGCTTTGCTATTTCTTATTCTATATAGAATAGATTTAACATCTTGTGATCTAAAATCCAGTGCGTTTAGTAATTTAACTTTTCTAAATACATTTACACGATCTAGGGTTTTCATTAATTCTTGTTCATTAATTTCTTCACCGCTTTTGAGTTTTTCTGTAATAGAATTTAAAAAATCGACTGACATTGGTGTATGTAAGAAATTAGCATCTTTTCTAATTTTATTAATGATTTTATTGATTTCTTTTGTTTTATAATCAAAAATAGTTCTTTTTAATGCTAAAAACAATGGTTTAAATCTAAAAAATGATTTTGATAATGCATTAAAATCTTTATACAATAGTTTATATAAACTAAAATATTTAAATACATCATCATTTCCTAATTTTTTTAATTGCTCAATAACTGATTTAGATTTGATTAATAGTGCATTTCCAGTTGCTTTATTAATAATTACTCTTAAAAATTCTGATGCATTCTTTGGAACAATATTTAAGTGTTCATACACTTTTATTTTTAATTCTTTATTCTTAACTGTTTCAATCTCTTCGTTTGAAATTATACTGTTAGTATGCAGGGTCGAAATAACATCGAAAACATCTTTTATTGTTTCTTCCTTTAATGCAATTCCGGAATTAACAAATTTTAGAGTTCTTTTTGCTAGTTCTATTTCAGTGATACCTTTAATAACAGTGAAATTAAATTTCTCAACATCAATATCAGGTATATCCAAATCTTTTGTAGGAAAATAAACAGTGTCTTCACTATAAATTCCTAGTTCTTCAAACCCATAGGTTGTCATATAATGAATTAATTGTTCAATAACAAGAGTTTCAATATCAGAATCTCTCATTTTAGTCCAAGTCTGAAATGTTTTATTCATTTGTTCTGAACTTTTGAATATACCAACACTGATCATTTCAGCGGTTATTTGTTTTAAGTCATTAAATGAATATTC